TCCGGCTCCCCGGGTGCTGCTGGATACAGTCCAGGATCCGGAGGTTCCGCGTGTTATCCAGGTAACGCCGGCGGACCAGGCAATGCTGGTAGCGCAGGCAATGCCGGTACTGGTGGAAATGCAGGAAATGCCGGCGCAGCAGGCAATACTGGCAACTCAGGTTCTGCAGGAACCGGTGCAACTTCGGGCGGAGCCGCCCCTACTAGCTGGCCGAATAAATGCGGGGCGGCAGGCAATACTGGCAACTCAGGTTCTGCAGGAACCGGCGCCACTTCAGGTAATGCTGGGTCATCAAATCCGGGCAATGCTGGAAATCCGGGCTCCGCTGCTACTGTAGGCACATATAATTCTTCAAAAGTATATCCATTCCAACAAATTTCAGTAACCGTAGGCACGGGCGGTGCCAACGGTAACGTTACTGTTTCATGGACGTAGACGAAAATAGACGCCGAAGAGTTATGGAAGCATTTGATACACTTCCTAAATATCAACGTGATTGGATTAACAACAACGAAAAATTGAATTTGCATGATGATCATATACTCCTAGGAGAACGTGAAGTCAGTAGATGCATTTTAGCAGTGCGACGAGGATATATTCAATATAGAAAAGGTAACGGGCAAAATTAGTTAGCATAAGTAGTTGAGATTACACAATAGGACTCTCAATATGTTCAAATCTGTTTTTAAGAATAATGAAATAGAATTTCTTTGTGCCGAAGAAGATTATGGTATTATACCCGCTCCGTATCCGGCTAAAAAGAATATACCGGATTGGTTTAAGGCATTACCTAGCCGTACAGGCAATCATGGAATAAGAACTTCTACTGTTAAACGATGTATGCCCTTTTTAGATGCATTATCTGTAGGATATATTATTCCATTAGCTTCAGATGTCGAGTTTGTTTCAAACGAAGATGGTTCTGGAATTGAGTACAAGTGGTCCTTTCATAAAACTATGATTGAGAATCACAACAAAGAACAAATTAGCTCACCTAAGTGTCCTAACCCAGCAGATCCTCGCCCACCTATAAAGTTTATGTCATGGTGGATGATCAAAACACCACCTGAGTACTCATTGTTATTTGTTCCACCACTGAATCGTATAGAAGATAGATTCATTTGTTACTCTGGTTTAGTTGATTATCCGTACTATCAATATGAATATATTAATTTCCCGTTTACCTTTACAAAAAACAACTTTAGTGGTATAATAGAGGCTGGAACTCCGTTAATACAGGTCATTCCTATTCGAAAGGATTCTCTATTACCTAATTATAATTGTAGAGAATTTACCGAAGCAGATAAAGAAAAAACATCCTGGATTCGTAGAGTTAGAGAAAAGGTTCATGAATCTGTTTATAAAAATAAGATTCATAGAAAGATGTAATATATGAGTAATTATATTTTCGCGCCAGGGCCATCCAGGCCAGAGCAAAACAGTACCTTTATCACATGGGAAAATGGGTTTACTTCAGAAGAACTAAACCAAATTGAAGATTACTGTGAGCAAAATCTAGTGATTGATAAAGCAACGGTCTTTGGTAAAGATAAAGAAAGTGACTATGTAGAAATCAGAAAGAGTAAGACTGGATGGATGTCATTAACTAACAAGAATCAATGGTTCTATGATAAGATAGCTTTTATTGCAAGACAACTTAACTCTAAGTTTTATGATTTTGATCTGTACGGATTTTCGGAAGATATGCAATACACTGTATATGACAAAGACGGAGACCATTATGATTGGCATATTGATGCTGGTAATTCAACAGTTCCGAGAAAGTTGTCATTAGTTTTGTTATTGACTGATCCTACTGAATATTTAGGAGGTGACCTTCAATTCATGACCAATAAAGATATCATAACCGCTACACCAGCAAGAGGTTTGGTTATTGGATTTCCTGGATTTAGATTGCATAGAGTTACTCCAGTAACAAGTGGCGTACGAAAGTCAATTGTAATATGGATATCCGGTCCAAGTTTTAGGTAGCATAGAAAGAAGAAAATGTCAGACACGTTGAATCAATGGCATTATTTTGTATCGCCGATTTATACTATTAATAAACCAGAATTTCTAGGTATAACAAGAAAGCTTAGTAATGCTGTATTATCAAATGCTACACCTGTATTACAAGATGATATATATCCGGTTATACAAGAAGGTATCCCAGAAAACCCTGCACTTATTCCATTTCAAGAGTATGTATTGAATACTGCCTGGAATCTACTTCAAGATCAGGGGTACGATCTTAGTAATATAGAAACATATTTTACTCAGTTTTGGGCACAAGAGCATAAGAAATATTCTTCTCATGAGTATCATATTCATAATGATTCAAAGCTAGTTGCATTCTATATTTTAGAATCTGCTGATCAGCCTAGATTGATTATCCATGATCCTAGACCCGGAAAAGTAATGTGTTCATTACAAGAAACTGATGTGAATAATCTGACAATGGCCAGTGATTCAGTTAATTTCAAACTAGAACCTGGTATGTTGTTATTTGCTAATAGCTGGCTACCGCATAGTATTACTAGAAATCCTAATAATAAGAGCTTCAAGCTTATTCATATGAATATTAGTACTCGCCTGCATAATACAAATATAAATTTTCCGGATACCGCAGAGATTGTCTAGTTTTGAAATCCGATATAATAAAACAAAAGGACTTCCTAATAGAGGGACAGTCGACCATGTCTGGCGGGTGTTTGAAGATGGTAAGGAATATTTGTGTAAGAATATAGTCATCAATGTTCCGAGTTACGGAGCACCCACCGGCGAAGATCATAGTATCTGTTGTATTGGTGTCTCATCAATTGATCGCGAAACCTCAACTATAACTATTAATCAACAATGAATATTTTTTTAGAAGATTACTATGATCGCCTCCGCCATTGGCATGAGTTACGAGAAAAACTTACCGGTAAAGATGTCAAAACTATTTGCATCGAGGTAGATAAGTTCTGGCAAGCGGCGCCGCTATTAACTAGATACTTGCATTCAGATGACATTGAGAATTGGCCTGGTCCATGGACTTTGTTAAATGATAATAGTTACTGCTTATATGCCCGAGCATTAGGAATAGTTTATACTCTTGTGTTACTGGGTGTACAGAGTATTGACTTAGTAGAGGGAACCGACGATAATATAGAAGATGTGGTTCTAGTTATAGTGAAACAAGATGCTGATACTAAATATGTACTGAACTGGAACCCCGGCTCAGTCACCAATATAAATTTAGACTTATTCACTATAAAAAAGCATCTTAGCTTAGAACCAATTGTCAAGAAATTAGAGAATACACAATAATGGCTACAACACAAAATACTATTAATGTAATTAAGCGGTCCGGAGATTCAGTACCATTATCTTTAGAGAAGTGGCAAGCACAAATTGTCAAAGTTTGCGCAGGAATAGCAGATATAAGTCAATCTATGGTGGAAATTAAAGCATCACCGCATTTTTTTGATGGGATTACTACTAAAGAAATTGATGAAATTACGTTGCGAGCATTAGTAGATTTAATTGATGTTGAAAGTAACCCGGAACTTGGTCATACTAATTATCAATATGCAGCGGGTAAGCAGCGTCTTTCTATGCTTCGTAAAACAGTGTATGGGGAATATACTCCACCTCATCTATATGACATCGTTAAGAAGAATGTCGCCGCCGGCGTATATGCATCTGAACTATTAGATTGGTATACCGTCGATGATTGGAATAAGATGGAATCTATCATGGATCATTCTAAGGACGAGTTATACACTTATGCTGCAATTGAACAACTTGTTGAGAAGTATCTGGTTAAGAATAAGACAACAAAGGTGATATACGAAACTCCACAGGTTCGATATATGATTGCTGCCGCCACTATATTTCATAGCGAAGAACCTAACAATGCTAGAATGAAGTATGTCAAGGAATATTACAATGCGGCTTCAGATGGGCTATTCACTCTTGCTACTCCGCTATTGGCCGGGCTGGGTACTCCTACAAAGCAATTTAGCTCATGTGTTCTAATAAAAGTGGATGATAACATAGACAGTATTTTTGCCTCAGGTGAAATGATGGCAAAATACGCAGGTAAACGGGCTGGTATTGGGCTGGATGTAGGCAGAATTCGCTCCTTAGGCTCACCTATTCGTGGAGGAGAAATTTCTCATACTGGTCTGGTACCGTTTCTTCATAAGTTTTATCGTGATCTTCGCTGTGTAGCCCAAGGTGGTATCAGAAATGCATCTTGCACTGTTTATTTTAATATTTTCAATTATGATTATGCAGAACTTATTTGTCTGAAAAACAATCAGGGAACCGAAGAAACTAGAGTACGGCATTTGGATTATGCCGTAGTATTGTCTGCATTATTTTGGAGAAGATTCAAGAATAAAGAGAATATTACTTTTTTTGATTCAAATGAAGTTCCGGAACTTTATGAAGCATTCTATTCAGATATTAATAAATTTGATGAAATGTATGTTAAGTACGAAAAACGCAAAGATTTGCGTAAGCGAGTGATGAGTGCAGAAGAAGTATTCAAAGGTGGATTACTCAAAGAGAGAACCGATACTGGCCGCATCTATTTGATGTATACAGATAACGTACAGAAACAAGGGCCGTTTGATCCTAATATAGATACAATATATCAATCCAATCTTTGCGCGGAAGTCCTGCTACCGAATAAACCTTTTAATAAATTAGATGATGAAAAGGGGAGGATTAGTCTCTGTACACTTTCGTCTATGAATTGGGGAGCCTTTAGAAATCCAGAAGATATGCGCAGGTCTTTACGATTACTTCATCGCTGTTTGAATAATATTTTGGATTATCAAGATTTTCTATCAATACAATCTAAGTTATCAAATGATGAGATTCGTCCTATTGGAGTTGGTATTACTAATTTAGCATATTGGCATGCTAAACGCGGATTGAAGTATGGTGACTCGGATGCATTACAGGAAGTAAAGTCCTGGATGGAACATCAAACTTTTTATCTTCAAGAAGCTAATGTAGAATTAGCTAAAGAACGCGGCAAGTGTTTATCATCTGATCAAACCAGGTATGGTCAAGGTACGTTTGTTTGGGAACTACGAGCCAAAGGTGTTAATGAGTTAGCAGACTTCACGCCTGAGCTAGATTGGGAGACCCTAAGAGAAAATATGAAATTATATGGGGTCAGAAATGCAACAGTAAGTGCTTGCCCGCCAGTAGAATCGTCATCAATTTGTATTAATTCTACTAATGGTATTGCCCTTCCGATGAGTCTTATTTCAGTTAAAGAATCGAAGGCTGGATCATTTGTACAAGTTGTTCCTGAATATCAAAATGCCAAAGTAAGAAAAGCATATCAGTTGATGTGGGACCAAAAAGATTGCATTGGTTATCTAAAAACTGCGGCAGTATTAAATGCATATGTAGATCAAGGAATTTCTACTGACACCTTCTATTCACCTAAACATTTTCCTTATAGAAAAGTTCCTATTACATTAGTTGCAAAAAACTTGATGCTTGGACATTATTGGGGACTAAAAACTTTTTACTATAGTCTCATCGAAAAGCAAGGATCTAAGGAAGATTTAGAAGAAGAGGCTACGCTACAAGCAATCAACTTTGATGAAGAAGATTCATGCGATAGCTGTAAGCTCTAGGAAAAATAGAAAATGACAACAAGAATGAGATTAGAAGATTAATGTCTAAAGCACAATTTGATTTAACTGAGCAAACAAACTATCTTTCCAGAAACATGTTTCTGGATCCAGCCGGCCCGGTAACTGTACAACGTTACGAAGAATTTCGATACCCGAAGTTGTCTAAGTACGAGTTGACTCAACGTGGGTTCTTCTGGGTTCCGGAAGAAATCAGTCTAACCAAAGATGCAGCCGACATGAAAGAGGCATCTGATACTGTAAAGCATATCTTTACATCTAATTTATTACGACAAACTGCTCTGGATAGTATTCAGGGAAGAGCACCGGTTCAGATATTTTCTCCGGTTGCTTCTATTCCGGAACTAGAATCATTAGTATTACTCTGGTCATCGTTTGAAACAAATATTCATTCTAGGTCTTATTCTCATATTATTAGAAACATCTATAACGTTCCGAAAGATATCTTTACTACAATTCATGATACTCAAGAGATTATTAATATGGCCTCTAGTATTGGTGTACATTACGATAGATTACATCTATTAAATTGCAAGAAAGAATGTGGTATTCAGGTCTCAGAAGAAGAACACATCAAGGCCATATGGTTGGCATTACATGCTAGTTACGCACTTGAAGCATTTAGATTCATGGTTTCATTTGCTACGTCTTTGGCAATGGTTGAAAATAAGATTTTCATGGGTAATGGGAATATTATTAGTCTGATTTTACAAGATGAGCTACTACATAAAGAGTGGACTGCCTGGATTATTAAGCAAGTTGTTAAAGATGATCCAAGATTTGTTAAAGCAAAAAATGAATGTGAAGCTGAAGTTCTGAATATCTATAGAGATGTTATTAGAGAAGAAAAAGAATGGGCAGTATATTTGTTTACGAAGGGCCCAGTTATTGGTTTGAATGCAAATGTATTGAGTGATTTTGTAGATTATACCGCAGTTGATGCTCTAAAGCAAATTGATATAAAGTATTGGAACCCTTCGCCGAAGACTTCACCTATTCCATGGTTCCACAAAAATCTAACTGGATCGAATGTCCAGAAAGCATTACAAGAAACCGAATCTACTCAGTATGTAATAGGTGTACTTGGCGGAGATGTTGACTACGATGCATTACCAAATCTATGAATTCAATAGCATTAGACGATCTAAAGAAAGCTGATGGATTTGTAATTCTTGCTGGTGCGGGAATGGGTATTGATTCTGGATTACCGGATTTTCGAGGTAAGTCCGGATTATGGACTGATGAGAAGACAAATTTTGTTAAATATTCATCTGGTAATATCTTTCATTCTGAACCTCTAGAGGCATGGAACTTCTATATTGAGAGAATTATATCCTATAGGAATGCTATTCCGCATAAGGGATATTTTGATCTACTGAAACTACCTAAAGATATCTTTGTTGTAACTAGTAATATTGACAGACAGTTTTTAAAAGCCGGGTACGATGAGAATAAGATTTATGAAATTCACGGGTGTTTGCGATATATACAATGTAGTAAACGATGCTGCAATGATACTCAAGATATGCCGGAATTCACTCGTAAATTATATGATGATATAGAAATACCAAAATGTCCGAAGTGTAATGCTTATTCTAGACCACAAGTAATGTTATTTAATGATCCATGGTTTGTTCCGCACAAGGCAACCAAAGAAGGATTCAGATATTTAGATTGGTCGAATAATAAAGAATATATCGTAGGTATTGAAATAGGTGCTGGATTAACGGTACCGAGTATCAGGTTATTCGGTCAAGAGAGAACACAGAAATTGATTCGTATTAATCCCAGTGATTATCAAATTAATAGACAAGATGATATTTCTATTTCAAAAGGTGCTTTAGAGGGAATTGATTTGGTCATGAAATTAATTAATGGAGAGTGAGAACTATGACAGATAATATAGAATATTCAGGAAGGCAGCTATTTTTTGAGTCCTGGTTAACAGAGATGCCACAACAAATAGGCCCGAGAAACGATTTTCCAGGAATGAAAATTGCATTAGAGGATTTTAAACAATTCTACGATGAAGAAAGTTTAGGAAATAATTTATATGCAATCGAAGGTCTTAGTACATTATACTTGTTCACTAGAATACCCAATACAGATAGTATAGCCTCAATTGTTGAATTTGAAAAGTCGCCGCAAGTGTTAACAGTAAGGAGTGCATCTAAGGATCCTGCCTTGAAGGGAAATCCTCCCTATATTACGGATTTATATTTGGCTGCACTTGCATATACAAAAGATAAATCACTTAAAATGGCAAGTGATAATATGATCACTGATCAGGGATTTTCTATATGGAAAAGATTGTTTGATCAGGGATATACTGTTTCAGTATACAATATAAAGGATCCGAATACTACACATAAAAAGATTACGAGTATTGAAGAATTAGAACAATATTTTGGAGTAGATGTTAGTAACAAAAATTACAGATTTACCTTATCTGAAACAGATCGCAAGTGGTTCGGCCAAGTAAGAGAATATTTTTTATTGAATCGAACCAGACAACTAGCAGGAATATATGATTTGGAAGAATATTTTAAAAATGGAGGAACATAATGAGTAGAGCTATAATATGGTCGAAAAATGATTGTATCTATTGTATCCAAGCAAAGAATTTGCTAGCTACACAAGGAATTGAATTTGAGGAACATAAGATTGGTGACGGTTATACTGTAGAACAGTTACTGGAAGCAGTCCCGGCCGCCCGTACGGTACCACAAATCTTTATAGATGAAGAATATATAGGCGGATATGATGCACTAAAGAAAAGACTAACGGCAAATTAAGGAAAAACAATGGAAATAAATGAAATATGGACTATAAAAATTAATAGTGGTGAGGAAATTATTGCAAAGATTGTAGATATTCAAGATAAGGAAATCACTATTGCTTCACCGGTCTCTGTTGCTGCTGCACAGGGAGGATTACAACTTATTCCTAGTCTGTTTACTGCTGACCCTAAGACTGTGGTTACTATTAATCGTACTAGTGTCGCTATGGCAGCACCAACTGATGAATCTATTAGGGCTAAATACATTGAATCTACTTCGGGGATAATCGTTCCTAAAACCAACAGTAAGAAGCTTATATTAGGATAATCTATGCCAAAGCTTGCTAGAAAAAACGACCTAACTGGCGGAAATGGTAAGGTTGTTACTGTGGCAAGTACGGTATTTGCCAACAGTATCGCAGTAGGTATACATACGAGTGATATTACGCCTCATCCTGGTGGCGGACAGCATAATTCATCGAAGACCACTAGCGGAAGCCCTAGTGTTTTTGCTGACGGAAAGCCTGTGCTTAGAGTTGGATCAGGTAGTACATGTGGACACCAAATAATTTCGGGTTCTCCAGATATATTCGTGCCTTAAGGAGCAAAATGGCAAATTCTGGAATCCAATCACCACTGGGAGTTAATGTACTAGGATCATTGCTAGCTAGTACCGGGTTGACAATTAATCCAGTAGCGGCCGGATATATGGGACAGTCGAAAACGAATGCCCAGTATCAATTCGGTAGTATTCTGAATACAACGGCCTTGCGTTTGCTCACTCTAGCAATTAACGACGGCTATCTTCGTGGATATTATCCAAGTACTACATTAACCTCAACTACATATAATGATTTGATATCAATAGGTAGTTCGACTATTCCTGCATTAGGGAATTCACCTGCATCCACATATCAGGCAGTTGACCCTGCCGGAATTTGGACAACCACCGCAGTGGCATATGGTGTTCAGCAAGGAATTGGCGGAGCGTTGCCTGGCCCGGCCACATCTGGATATCCGTTGACTAGTGCTACAGGACAAGGACAAGAAGCTACCTGGTTACCATACAATACAACTAACCCTAATGTTGAAGTTACACAATGGGGATTCATACGATTATTTGCCCTACAAGCATGGAATGAGTTTAACTGGAACGGTACCTCTGTAACAAACTCTATACCTAGCTATGCTGATTTCTGTTCGTCACTTACTACATCTGCCTCATCATTATCTGCTGCAAATCAGGCTATTAACATAGTCGCAAATTCGACCACGTTTATGGCCGGAACATATAGTAATATGGATGATACAATTACTGCTGACATATCCGGCGTAAGTCTGTCTACACAAGTATTCGGTACTGATCTAGTCAACCTAGGGAATGCTTTAGACCTAAAACAAATAGCAACATTCGGTCTACCGTCTAATTTACTTAGAACTTTAGGTAGGTATTCGGCTGTGACTACGGATCTGACTTTGGCACTTTTAGCCGCTGGATTATCATCCACTGATATTTCTAATATAACAGGTAATGTCGTTGCTACTGTATCGACACAAACCGAACAACAGATATACGGTGCTTTTTTAATCATCGTAGGCGACAATCTCGCACATGTTCTAGCTCCGTTACAATGCGTAACGCCTGGATTAAACTCTTTAGCCGATCTACTCAATGTAAAAATGTTGTTTCCATTAAGCTATTCAACATTAACTGTTCCTATATACAATGCGGCGCCTGGCCCGACGAATAGCAAGACATATTATCTTTTGTATCAAAACGGTGGAGTAAATACCTCATCTTTGGATAATACGGCAATGCAGTCTATCATAGGGACGATTGTTCCTCCAGGTGTCCCTCCCATTTTCTCTAAGACAGTAAGTCCGGCTAACTTTGCGCCGTTACCACAAGGGTTCTCATCGTATCTTCAGGGTATCATACCATATGATCAAGCAGTTGCAGCCGGCGCGTTTTCATATACAATGCAGCAAATTAGCAATATACAGAATGTTGGTATTCAACAATTTGCAACAGTTGTCTCTGGTATCGAGAACACAAATAATCTTAATCTTATTGGTGGAACAAATATACCTACTGACCAAACCAGTGCATCATATGCATCTTCTATACAAGCTTTAGGAAGTGGACCAAATGGTAGTATTACTCTTTCTGATTACTTTGGTTGCATGTCCGGCTTGCCATATCCCTGGCAATTAATTGAACAACGAATTACTAATTTACAATCTACGAATCTATACAATATCTATCAGCAGATGTTTTTGGCTGTAACATGGGAACAAGCTACTGCGGTCAACGGGTTCACATGTACGCCTGCATACACTACCCCAGGAACATATACAATAACTGGTATTACTCTATCAGATGCGGGCGGCGGATATAGTCGCGGATCAGCACCTAGCCCTACTGTGACATTTACATCCGGCCTTAGTACCTTTACGACTAATGCAATCATTGATATTAATGATGCAAATGCTGGATCCAATGATACAGGAACATTTGGTAGAATTACAGGAATCGTTCCGTTTTCCGCGGCA